ACATTTTCCGCAAGGATTTCTTTGCAACTGACGGTCAAACCGAATTCGTATTCGATGATGCATCAAAAATTACTACTGTGTCAGTATTCGTTGATGGCATGTTATATGATATTAATAACTATGTAATTCATGCATCTGGCATTACAATGAATGAGCCTTTGAAGGCTAGTCAACATGTTGTAATCCTTTATAATAACGCATTACCTGTTAATAGCAACATTTTAACGACATCAATAGATGTTGTCGCAACTGAAGGTCAAGAAACATTTGAAATTAAACACTCGCCCGGTTTTGAATCAGTATGGTTAGATGGTCTTAAACTTGTACGCGATGTCGATTATACAAACGACATCAATGGCTATATTATTACGTTATTGACTCCCGCTACGGCCGGTCAAGTAATTTCAGTAATGTCATTCAATACTATCGTTGAAGACAAAGCATTATATTCTAACATTTATATGGAAAGTGCCTCTGGTGCTTTAGATTTAAGCCAAGCGGATGTATTCCATATTGAACCTACTTCTGATCTGACGATTACATTTGAAAACGTTCCAGCTGGTCAAGAGATTGTTTCAATGACGTTAGAGATTGTTGGTGGTGCAGATTATCTAATCACTTTTGATGAATCGATTATATGGGATAACGGTATAGCTCCGGAATTGTCGACAGGCTTAGATATTCTTGGCTTCTATACGTCAAATAATGGTGTAACGTGGAAAGGAATGGTCATTGGAAAGGACTTTAGATGAGAAATAATCTATTCGGAAAAGGCTTTGTAAGAACGCCATTTAAAAAGACTCCTTTAGTAGTCTCTTATGGTGCGCAGGTTTTTGATACATCTGTCGAAACGCTCGTTGATACGAATTGGTCGTTTGACACGGCCGAGGTGACCAATTATTCATCAAATTGGAATACTTCACACGAAACATATAAGACTAGTGAATATACGATTACAACGGGCAATACCACATTTTTCGACACATATTACGATACCGAATATCAAAGAACTACTGACGCGTTTACAGATTATCCTTACTATGTAGAAGTTTCTGTTCCATTTACTTCATATTGGAACACTGATTACACTGCAACAACTACGCGCGAGACATACGATGCCGACTCTTTTACGGGTACATTCACACAAAGTAAAGATGCCTCCGGCAACTTCTTACCGGAAGGTACGATGACAATGAATGCAATCAATGTACATGGCGCGACTTTCGGACCATGGTACGGCGGTTGGGATATTACGTATGATCTAGGTAATGGCGCAGGCGGCGGAACTTGGGCTGTCGCATACAGCAGCATAACGATTTCAGGGACTTGGACGGTAGATACAAACAGTATTGTTAGATTCACCGGCACTGCGAATGAACCAACATGGAGAGCTACATATAGTGGTACGGGTTATGGTTCAGGTAATAATGCAGGCGTACTTAATGCAGGCAGTATATATGTCTACCTTCCTTACGAAGATACGTATACATACAAAGTTACCACTGACTTCGATACGTTTAGAGATTCATTGCAACAGGAAACGACAAGTATAAAAACGTATTACGAATCATTTTGGGATTTCACGACGGACAGAGAAACGAATGCACCAACATCGTGGGATATAACATTAGATACATCTTATCTCGGTACTACGACGTATCAAACATCTCAAGCTACGTCATATATTACAGACTGGACACAAACTACTTCGCAACAAACGATTAAGACGTCTGTATTCGAAACTACATTCACTACCGTTAATCCTTTCTTAGCACCTACGTACGGGTTTAACGAAAATCTAAATATTCTTATTATCGGTGATGATTTAACTGCGAATACTGTTCCGTCGAATGACTATTTTGGTGCGCCGAACGTCTATAATATGGATGCAAATGGAAATTGGAGAGTTGCAGTTTCTCCAAGCGTTACTCCTTTAGCAGTACCAATGACGACACCATTAGGAAATTTCCATAGTGTAATGGGTAAATACATACGTCAAAAATCGTCTTGGTTCGGCTCAGTGAACTTTATGAATGTGTCCGTGCCGGGAACACGATTAGAATGGTGGTTAAAAGAACCAGCAACAAACGGTTATACACCAACTTCTGAAGATACTTTCCAATATACTAATAATAAACTGTTTGAACGAATTTTATTTGCGAAACAAGCATTAGGCGATGAAAAAATTCACGCAATTATCATTAATTTAACGAAGGCTGATAAAGCTGCTGGTGTTACAGAAGCGGATTACTTAGCTCAATTAAATCAATTAAATACCGATCTTGTATTTAGTGATATAGAAACATTCATCATTATTAATACTGATAGTTCGAGCCCTACTATTGATAATGCTATTAATAGTTATGTATCTGCAAGCCCAGATATTTCTTTGAAAGGTTTAGATATTAGCACACTTGCTTCAACATCAGAGATAAATAATGGTATATTAACAGCAGCAGGTGCTGATGTAGTTGCCGATTCACTATCAAGCACAATCATCAGTGTATTTAGCTAAAGAGGATTACAATGAAATACGGGATTATTAAAAACGACACAATCGCAGAAGAAGATATTTTAACTGAGCAAGAATTACGTCAACGTTTTTCAAATGTTTCAATACCTAAAATTCTTACTCCGTCAATTCTTGAAAAATTGAATGTCGTTGAACTCCCTTTCCCAAATCTTGAAGAGTATGGAATAAAGGAGTCAGCTACTGATTTTATAAGAACAAGAGTTGAAAAGGATGTAGATGGAAACTGGATCCGTGTTCCATATTTAGTTGCTCTTCCTTCAGAAGTCGCAGAAGTTCGTGCTAAAAATAAATGGTCAAGGATTCGCTTTTGGCGTAACACGACATTGGCACAAACTGACTTTTACGAACTTGCGTCATACACTGGCGCGGATAAAGAAGAATGGATGGCGTATCGTCAAGCGTTGCGTGATCTACCACAGCAGGCATCTGACCCGTTTCAGTTAACGATGCCAATTCAACCCTCGAGTTAACATTTGTTAACTCATTACTTGATATAATTACCAAGTAAAAGCATTACACACCCGACTCAGGGTGACGAAATACAAATCTCTAGAGCCCTGGTGCAGGGTTTCTAGTCTCTAAAATAAAGGTATAATCTATGAACAGTATTATTGACGTCAATAACTTAGTGCCTGAGAAGTCTAGCGAAAAGATTTTCTTTGGTGGTTATAGCGGATTTCAACGCTATGATAATCCATCATACGCATTCGCAGTAAAGATGGAAGAATCACAACGTAATGCTTTTTGGAATCCAAACGAAATATCCATGGTTAATGATGCACAGAAGTTTTTTGAACTTCCTGAATTTGCGCAAGAAATCATGGTTCGCATCTGGTTATTCCAAACTCTTATGGATTCAGGGCAAAACAAAGGCCTTGAAGAAGTTATGGCTGAACTTTGTACAAATCCCGAATTTGAAGCAATGTTCAAGACATGGGGATATTTTGAACTTATCCATAGTTTATCATATTCACACCTTTTGCGTGGTATTTTCTCTGACGCGTCAAAGATTTTTGACAAAATTAAAGATTACCCGGAAATTCAACACCGTATCGACAAAGAAATCGAGCTCTATTCGAGAGTTAAAAATATTAATAAACTCGAAACTCTTGACGAAAAGAAAAAGTTGGTTCTTGAACTGCTCGTAAACATTTATGCTCTTGAAGGTGTAAAATTTTATGTATCGTTCTTGGTAACATACATTGTTAACAATGCCTATAACAATAAAATTCAAGGCGCTACACGTATCATCAAACTAATTAACTTTGATGAAGACTTACACACTAGCATGAGTGCAGGACTTCTTAAAATTTTGTCGACTGAAACCAATGAAGGATTCACAGAAATTATGTCTTCAGATTGGTATAAGGAAATGGTGCAAAATACATTCAAAAAAGTTTATGAAGATGAAAAAGAATGGGCACAATACTTGCTAGAAATAGGACCAATCCCTTCATTGACAATGCCAGTAGTTGAAGGATTCTTGAAATACTACGTTGACGTTCGTTTAAATATGATCGGAATGGAAAAAATCTATTCACAAGAGAAGACAGATGTGGTACAATGGTTCAATACTTACAAGAACTTGAATCTTGATAACGCAGCTCTTCAGGAATCAGATCTAGCAGTATATAGTATAGGAATTATGAAAAACGACGTACCTAGCGGTATTTTAGAATTAAACTTTTAAAGGTGAATGATGGCGAAAAATAATAAGCAAAAGAGGTACAATCGAGTACCTCTTGAAAACCTTGCAGCAGCAATCCAAGGTAAAGAAAAAATCGATATTTCTAACCAAGATACGATGAACGCGAATAAAATTACGATCATTAAAAGAGATGGTCGCAAAGAGCCATTCAATCCACAAAAGATGCAGAAGCTTTTGATGTGGGCCTGTGATGACAAAGAATTTATGGCTGACGAACTTATTCGTGACACTGAGATTAAGTTGCATAAAGAGATTCATATCAAGGATATGTATCAGCAGCTAATCATTACTGCTGTGAATAAAATAAGCATGCTTCAGCCCATGTGGGAAGATGTTGCTGC